GTTAAGGCAAAAGCACCAACGGCAGTGCAACGAAGTCCTGTTGTATTTGCATCTAAAGCTTCAGCACCCACAGCTACGTTTGCGTCTCCAGTTGTGTTTGTTAATAATGCTGCGTGACCTATAGCTGTGTTATTTGATGCCGTAGTATTCGCATCTAGTGCTTGCGTTCCAACCGCTACATTGTTACTTCCTGTAGTGTTAGCACCTAAAGCATTTCTCCCTAAAGCATGATTATCACTTCCAGTGGTATTCGCATCAAGAGCATTAGCACCCACCGCCACGTTGTCTGTTCCAGTTGTGTTTACTTCTAAAGCGTTAAATCCAACAGCAGTATTATTATTTGCAGTTGTGTTTGCTGTTAAAGCCCTTTGTCCTATGGCTACATTGCCATCGCCAGTTGTGTTAGCTGTTAAAGCCGCATAACCTAAAGAACTATTTTGATTGCCTGTAGTATTAGCATTTAAAGCTAAAGAACCTACAGCTACGTTTTTTTCTCCAGTTGTGTTTGAAAGTAATGATCTATAACCGACAGCCGTGTTATTACTAGCTGTAGTATTTAAATCTAGTGCCTGTTTACCTAAAGCAGTATTTGCTGTTCCTGTTGTATTAGAAAATAAAGCTCTCATTCCAAAAGCAGCATTGTCACTTGCTGTTGTATTACTTCCTAATGCGTCTTTACCCACAGCAGTATTTTCGGCTCCTGTTGTATTAGCGTCTAAAGCTTGTCTCCCTACAGCAGTATTGTTACTTGCAGTTGTATTTGCCACTAACGCATCAATACCAACAGCAGTATTACCTTCTCCTGTAGTGTTTGCTTCTAAAGAAGATCTTCCTAAAGCTGAATTAAAATCTCCTGTAGTATTAGCAGATAATGAGTTACCTCCCACAGCAGTGTTTTTAGTTCCAGTTGTGTTTGCTGTTAGTGCTGACCTACCAACAGCAGTATTGTTTGAAGCAGTAGTGTTTGCCAATAATGCTCCTCTTCCTAAAGCTGTATTTGCTTCTCCAGTTGTATTAGTACTTAAAGAACCTTCTCCTACGGCTGAATTAGAACCTCCAGTTGTATTCGCTCCTAATGCGTTAACACCAATTGCTGTGATATTACTAGCTGTAGTATTAGCGTCTAATGCGTTAGCACCTAGGGCTGTATTAAAAGTTCCAGTTGTGTTAGCGTTTAATGATAGATAACCCACTGCTACGTTGCTGTTTGCCGTTGAGTTAGATGCTAAAGAACCATAACCAAAGGCACTGTTGTTTGCCCCAGTTGTGTTATCACCCAATGAACCTAGTCCTACCGCAGTATTGTTGCTTGCTGTTGTGTTTGCATCTAAGGCATTAGCTCCGATAGCTACATTTGACCCTCCAGTTGTGTTTACCAACAAGGCTGATAGTCCAACGGAGACATTATTTGACCCACTAGTGTTAGTTGTCAAGGTATCTTTACCAATAGCCGTATTATTTCCACCAGATACAGAAGCATCTAAAGCACCTTCTCCAAGAACAGTGTTACCAGCAACAGAGTTTGCACCTTTACCAATATTTACGGAATTTATCGTTCCATCTAAAGGGAAAGCAGGTGCTCCAGCAAGACTAAATAAATTTATATGAGCATTGTTGGCAGTATTTCTAAGCTGCATATTGCCTGACGTTGTATTAGCAAAAAATTGGCTTGCGTAATTAGTACTTGGTGCGGATGATCCAGAATTGTTTGTTGCTATTGCTCCTAATGCATTATTGATGTCTGCTCTCACGTTGGCTCCCGTGGAGTTATCAATAATCATATCGTGCTGACTCATTTTCTAATCCAAAATTTTCTCTAAGTATATCCTAATTCAACTCTAACCACCACGCCCGAAGCCTGTAGCTGCATATTTGAAATTTCTATCTACATTATTTCCGCTACTATTCTTCACATCTATATCAAATCCTGTTGAACTTATATTCGATAATGCAAAGAAATCGCCTTGTTGTGCGTTTTCTATAGTAATTCCAATAGAAGGTAAAACAGAATTAGCTGCGATGCTAGTACCAGATTGTCCAGTAAAGAAACTGTTTGTAAAACTAACAGATTTTGTTGACGTTCCAGATGCAATAAATCCACCAGTTGAAGCTCCTGCATTACCAAGACTTGTTTCTGTTCTACTTTCTATTTCTGCTGTGAATCCTAGCTGATCTATTTCTATACTCTGTGCTGGATCATCACTATCCATTTCACATCTAAACTTAAATCCTCTTGCAACATAACTTCCATTAACAAAAGGATTAAATTGTGTAAAGTTTGCTCCGTAGATGCAGGACGTTCCACTTGAAATAGTTGCACTTGTAGCTGAAGTTACTGTGAATGTATTTGCACTTGGAACTGAAATAATTTCATAGTTACGATCAGTCGCAGAACCAGCCGTAAAGTCAATTACAACAAAATCACCAACAGAATATCCATGTGAAGTCTTTGTAATTGTTATAGTTGTTCCGCTTTGTCCGTAAGTAGCTGAAACTGACAAATCAGGGTCTAAATCAGTAGTTGCAACTAATAAAGAAGCACCAACATTAAATGCTGTGGCTGCATCAAAATCAGTCCAAGTATCTACATTAGCCGTCCTTCTATCAATTAAATCGTTGGGATAAAAACCTTGAGTTACAAAATGTCTTCTTAACCTTAAAGGTTGCTTTCCTCCTAAATCCAAAGTATTTGCAAATTCGTATGAACCTCCTGTAATATCAACCGCTCCAATAAAATCAAAATCAGCAATAGCATCAAAATCTGATTCATCATCTAAAGTTACAAGCGAACCAAGCACAAGTCCATTTACATCATCGCTGAAGAAACAGTCAACTTTTGTCCCTTGAAAAGGTGGACTATCTTGATCTTCTAACACAGTAAGTTTTGGTAATGTATTTGGAACGGTTTGCAGCATTGTTATAGAAGCATCCCCAGAACTTAATCTTCCTCCATCATCACGAAATTTTAAAATATACGTTCCATTTACAATATTTGGTACGATCGTTTCGTTGATAGCTCCTGGAAGTGCAGGGATTACGTCAACTGCATTAGTAAATGTAACTCCACTGGTTGCATTGCTACTTCGGACAACAACATTTCCTCCATGAATTACATCAGGATCTACAGATTTATCAAAACGTAATCTTACAAACTGATCTGATATTGGTTCTATTTTTAAGTTTTGAACATTTCCTGGTAGAGCAGTTTTTCCTAATGCATCAAAAGTAAAAGATGTTGGTTCCGAAGAAGGTTCAAATATTGAATTTAATGAAAATATCCTAAATTCATATCTTCCTTGTAATGAATCTAAAAGTTCTAACTCTGAACTCTGTGTTCTAACCGTTGTAAAATTACCGTCATCAACCCTAAACTGAATTTCATATCCACTAGCTTGAGTATTATGATTGAAATCTAAATTTAATCTAGTTCTAGCTTTATCATTCTCTACAAAAAATTCTTCTGTTGCAGTAACACCATTAGGAGGATCAACCAATTCATTTAAAACAGTTATATTTCTTACTGGTAATGGAGATCCATCTTCTATAAAAGCGTATTTCCCTTCGATATAAGATGTTGCGGTTACTGCATAATTATCTTTATCTTCAGTAATTCCTACAACTCTCCATTGAGTAGTTTGTAAAGTCGTATTCTCTAAAATCCATACACTATTAGCATTTGGAGCAGTATCGACTAAAGTACCGCTTGAATTCTTCATTTGAAAATTCTCACCACTAGCAAGTGTTATTACCGCACCACTTATCGAATCTACATTTTTAGTACTAACTGTTCCATCAGGCATTATTACGCTAAGTGTTGGACTATTTGTGGCATCTAAATCTGTATCAGATGTATTATCAACTGTTACTGTATTTGTTGTTGCAGCACTAATTCTGCCTCCTCTTCTAACACCCGCTTTTACTGGATCACTTACTTCAATCACCTGTCCTGGTCTAACAATTACCCCTTCTGCTAATCCAGTAGCAAAACTAATTGTTTCTGTAGCATTTTGTTCTTCAAAAAGAATAAATCTTCCTAATCTTCTAGCTTGATTTCTTGATGTACAAGCAAAACCTGTGATTTTTTTATGAATAATTCCATATTTATTTTTAGCAGTAATATCTTCAACAGTTTCAAAATTTAACTCTTGATTTTCCATGTCAAAGTAAGACACAGATACAACAGTAGATCTTGTTTTTAAACTTGTTCCAGAATATATAAACCCTTCGGCTGTTACATTAGATAAATTAAAAAGATAACTAGGATCTGTAGGTCTATCTTGTGAAAGAGTAAGAGATCCAGCACTCCAAAATGTCATGCCTCTCATTACAGAGCTAAGAGACATAACTGTCTTAAATGCATCTTCTCTTTTTTGAAGAACTACATTACAGCTAAATCTAGGTTCTTGGCCTCCATCTCCATCATCAACTAATTCAGAACAATAAACAGAAGCACTGAAAAAAGCGAATTTATCAAGTTGAGCTTCAGTTATATGATCTCCTAATCCATATCTACTATTTGTTAAAAGATCAAATAATATCCAAGCTGGATCACTTGTCCAATGTGTAGTAGTAGTAAGTGTTCCATTAAATGTTCCACTATAAGTTAGTCTTCCATTTGTCTGATCTACAGTTGCATTATGTGGGATTTTAACCTTAACTCCACGAATCCTGTACATACGATCTGGAACAGTTGGAAATTGTTCAGCATCAAAACGTAAGTAAAGATGAGCTATATCAGGATAAGGTCTTTGTTCGTCTATTATTTTGGTAAAGGATGACCATGAAAATGTATCAGTAATTCTTTCACTCGTACTATCAGCAGAATCTCTACCAACTGTTACCTGTATTGGAAAAGAGACATTATCCTTTATAGGAATTAAAAAATCTCTACTATATGAATTTCTTGATTTTCCTTTTATAGTAAATTCTGAATTATTTGTGAGAGCAAAGGTAAGAGCACCAATCAGACCAGAAGGTAAAATTGAAGGTCCGTCACTATCAGTGTTTTTATTAAAAAGACTTACAGTTCCATCATTTTCAGTTATTTTTATGAATACATCAACAGAAGTTCCTACATTTTTTCCATCCTTTTCATTAATATTAACAAGAGCATCAAAACGAATTGTAACCCTAATAGCATCAATATTTGAATCACTTATAGTCCTTGTAACAGGTGAAGCATTAGTTACTCTTACTCCTACAGCCTCTTCATTTTCAATATCACTAATAGCTTTTATGAAGGTTTGATCTGACGTTCCAAAACGAGGTTCAAACTTAATTCCTTTAAAATTAAAATCAGCTTCCGTAATATTACTTGGGTCTGCACTTGGCCTAACAATAGGTGTTGATGATAAAAATATATCTTTTAAAGCTGCCTGACTGTAAGCATCAGTTCCTTTTGTTAATCCTGCTGCTGATGGAAACCCTTCAATCTCTCCTTCACTTATTACTTCAAGAAGATTTAACGCTTGTTTACTTCTTATAGAATCTAAAATAAGAGTTGCTTTAGCACCGCCACCACCGCCACCATTAAACCATTTAAAAGGATTTAACTGAATTTCTTTTCGTCCTGCTCCAGGATGTATTTCAGCAACTTTAAACATAATTAGCCTGAGAAGTCATCTGTATCAATACCTCCTGATACTACAAGAGATCCTGTAAATATTTCCCCATATACAACTGGAATAGCAACACCTGCTCTTATCGTATTTTGTATGCCATTAAATGTAAAACTAGCTGGATCGTCAGAAGCACCGCCAAGGTCTTCTGTTGGAGTTAACATTTGTGCTGCTCCTGATAATGCTAAATAGATACCTAAATTTCCTGCTGCTGCTAGTAAAGATGATGTTAAAGTAGGAGCAGCTAAAGGAATAATAGTATTTGCCTTAAAAGATAAACCTGAGAAACTAACTCCTGCTGCTCCTCCTGTAACTACAGCAGCACCAATAAGCACTGCTCCTAATATAAACCTTCCAGCTCCTCTTCTTGCTCCTGCAACTACTGGTACTATTTTTATCTCTTGTTTTCCTAAAGGTATATCTAATTCAGTCTCACTAATCTCATAATCCCCTATCTTTACACAATAGCTTTGTTCCATCATGTGAGATTCTACACGGGGAAAATTTGCTAATAAAAACTTAAATGCATCTGTAGGTGATGATATTTCAGCTTCAAATGTACGTTCTCCTAAGAAGCGACCCAATCTTCCGTAAACTTTTATTTTACTGAGCATAGCGATACCTCTTCTTAGTACAGTCTATATGTTCTTTATCATATAGTTCTCTACAGCTAAGTCTTTTCACACAATGTTGAAGAATAGTTTGGTTACCTAAATACAAGGCTACATGATTTAATTTACCTGTATTTGTTGTATCCATAAGAAGAACATCACCTTCTTTTAAATCTACCGTATCTTCTAATTCAATAAAACCTGTTGATGATGCAGCATATTCAAATAATGGATTTTCACTAAATTCTTTAGGACTTTTTGGCCTATCCCAATGTTTTAATTTAATATTTTTTTTCTCTTCATACCAATCATGTATTAAGCTCCAACAGTCTTGTACTCCCCAAACCCATTCTCTACCAATTAATCCTTTCCTATACCCAGTGGGTTTAAAATAATGCCATTGTTTTGTTTCTGGAGTAACAATATAAAAAGGTAAGTCTAAATATTCACAACTGGCTAAATCAGCATCACTAGGATATGGTGGATAATTAGGATGACTATGTATTACAGCAACAACTTCTCCTTCATCTTCAGCTTTTATCCAATCATCAGGATCTAAAATAAAATATTCTCCTTTATCTTCAGCTATATTTTTACAGGGAAAATATTTTTCTTTTCCCTTAAAAATAGTCAACAAACCACAAATCTCCTGCGGTGATTCTTTTTGTGCATGTTGTAATACAATATCTTTCCAACTCATCCTAAAAATGCTCCAATACCAGGAAAAATATCTCTAGTAGCAATTCTTTTTGGTAATTTTACATTTACTAAATCCAAAGCAGATTGAGCTTCCCATGTGACCACAGTTCTATTTTCAGTAACTTTACGATCCAATATATATATTTCTTGAGGGAATTCTGCTGTAGGATCTGGTGTACCAAAAGGATTTGTACCCCCAGTAAAATTTACAGCATCTAAAAATCTGGCAAGAGTTCTAATTCTTGTTAATGTTGCACCATTTAAATCATTTCCAACAGTTGTTGTATTTACGTCTTGAAGAATAGTGGTTATTGTTCCAAAAATATTACTAATTGTAATTGTAGGTCTAGGCAAAGTACCTGTTGAACCAAATTCAAACCCAGTACATTCGATTGGAAATCTTAAATATGAATTACCAGCCCAAACAACTTCTCCATTAGCATTTAAATTTGCACCATTATGAAATCTATAAATTGTAGAATCGCCATGTAAAGTTG